AACAAAAACTAAAATATTATGAGGAAAACAAACAACAATTCAAAAAGAGATCCACCAAATATTATAAAAAAAACAAAAAGAAAATTCTTACACGAAACAAAAAATATATACAATCTGAAAAAGGCATTGTTTCCAAGAAAAAATATATGAAAAAGCATCGCGAATATATTAATCAACACCGTAGAAATCGTTATCATTCGGAACCAGAATTTAGATTGAAAGACTTATTGAGAAATCGTATATATGTTGCACTAAAAGGAAGAAAAAAATTACAATCAACATTAAAATATACCGGATTAGATTTATTTTGGTTTCGATTATGGATCGAATTTCAATTTGATAAACATATGACTTGGGAGAATCAAGGCACATATTGGCATATTGATCATGTTATTCCATGTAGTTCATTTGATTTTTCTAATGAAGCAGAGATCAAAAGATGTTTTGAATGGCCTAATATGAGACCACTTGAAGGAAAGGAAAATATGATTAAACATAATAAGATACTACCCAAAGAAATAAATGATCATTTAGATATTGCAATTGATTTTTTTACTAATGTACTCGACATAGAAAATAGTTAGTCATTCATTAATTTTACTTTTTGGATATCCGGTACCAAGTCAGTTGGGAAACTAATCTGATGGCTCGAAGAAGAGAATCGAGGTATGGTAAAAATCCGGACAGATGCGATAAATCAAATAATATTTGGTTTATTTAAATGGATAAGCGCCGAGTTAAGATCCTTCGTTTCATTATGCAAGAAACATGGATTAAATGTAGAGACTTTACGGTAGTAGGCAGGAGGAAATTAGCAATTTCCGTGGAATGCTTAAGATAGAGTCCGACTCCATATCGAAAGAATGGAGATAAAATCCTCTAGAATAGATAGAGAATTTTCGAACCGGGAACCCCCAAATCACATTTTTCAAAGTAGTATACAGGAGATATACTAATTTCGCAGTTGAATCCATTGAACAATACTTCAATGGTACCACGAATTTCGGAAAGAAATCACAATGTGAAATTTCACGTAATGGTGACTTGATCACCCAAACATTCTTAAAAATCAACTTGCCACCAGTCAAGTACTGTGGTGGCTTTTGCAACTTTGGCCACGTCGAATTCGCCTGGGTCCGACGCCTTGGTCATGCCATTATTGAATATACCGAATTGGAAATCGGAGGTTCGCAGATCGACAAGCAATATGGAGACTGGCTTACCATCTGGTACGAACTCACCCATGAAGTCGGACAAGAATATGGTTATGCCAAGATGATTGGTGATATTCCTCTCTTGACTGATATTTCCACTTTGAGCTGGGATTGCCCTGAAAACAACTTGTTGAAGCCATCCTACAGACTCTATGTCCCGCTCCAATTCTACTTCTGTAGAAACAACGGATTGGCTCTCCCTTTGATTGCCCTCCAATACCACCAGGTTAAGATCTACGTTTTGTTCAGACCTGCCTTCCAATGCTTCATTGCCTCTGCTGCTTTCGGCCGAGGAGCTGAACCATTTGAATTGGAAGATACCAGTCTCTGGGTCAACTATGTCTATTTGGATACTGAAGAAAGAAGGCGATTTGCCCAAGTTTCTCACGAATACTTGATTGAACAATTGCAATTCACTGGAGAAGAATCTATTGGCTTAGCCAACAGCGGAAAATTCAAGCTGAACTTCAATCACCCTTGTAAGGCTTTATACTGGGTCACTCGTCTTGGTAACTACCATGGTCATCCTTTCATGGTCTATGAACCATACGATTGGGAATTGGCTAGAGCTGAAGCTGCTAGATTGATCTTACTCTCAGAATTCGATTTGGATGAATTTGGATATTTCAATGAAGTTCCAGTCGACGCAATGGGCGAAGTTTATGTCGGAGATTGTGGCATTGAATACGTTGCCATCAACCCTGCTGCCCCAGTTGAAGAGCCTAGGTATATCTTCAACGACGAATTTACTGCCCAAAGGTTCATCAATGGATGTTGCCTCATTGGCAGAATTGCCCCTGGAGTTCCTCTCCTTAAGAAGATCAAGATGGAAGATCTTAAACACAAGGTAGCTGGTCAAATCAGAATCTTCACTGATTTCGATAACGATAACTTGACTTACCCTGAAGTTGAAAGAATTGTCTTCAATGACATCACCATCTTCGATTTGTCTATTCCTCTTGACAAATACAACTTTGATAATAGAAATATCTATGTCAAGGGATTCGACGTTGTCCTCTGGCAATGGGATAACTATGGCGTTCTTATCGACGGATCCATCAATCCTGTTTCATCTGTACTTTTGCAACTCAATGGCCAAGACAGACAATCCAGGCGAACTGGCTTCTGGTATGATACCGTTGTTCCATACATGAACTTCCCAGATACCCCTAAGGATGGAATTAACGTCTTTTCTTTCGCCCTAAATCCTGTTGAACACCAGCCTTCAGGAACATGCAACTTCTCTCGAATTGATACGGCCACTTTGAACTTATGGTTCTTTGAATTGGATGACTGCATTTTCAGGAACTTTGCTGAAGTGTTTTTGGATACCGACAACCACGTAAGGATTTATGCAGTTAATTACAATGTCCTCAGGATCATGTCGGGGATGGGTGGCTTGGCCTACAGTAATTAGGAAAATCAACATTACACAAAAATCTGCATTTTTATTTATTATACTGTTCATATTTTTCAAATTATAATATTAATTTACTATTGATATTATAAAAAATTGATATAAAAAATGCATATATGTATTATTGTATCATAGTTGAGGAAAAGATGGAATATAACTTGGTTGAGTTTAATGATGAATCGTACTATGTATGCAAATACGGTATCAAAGCAAACAAAAGATTATTTGTTATAGATGAAGAAGATTTAGAGAAAATACTTGCCATAAGTAGAACATGGGTTGATAATAAGGATAAGATCATACGTCGTAGAATGACCTCTGAAGGACATTATGAATGGTATTACATAGATAGAGTTATCATGAAGGAAGAACTGGATAACTATAGTGCCAATGATGAGACTAATACTTATGTAGTGGATCATTTAAATGGCAACTTTAGAGATAATCGTAAGAGCAATCTGCGGGTTATCACTCTTAAAATGAAAATAGATCTGACTGATAAAAATATGAGAAAAAATATACCAGAGGATATTGACCCCGAAGATGTCCCTAAAATTATCCGTTATGATACTCAAAAGGGTTGTTTCGAAATTAATTTCACATATGATGATAAAAAATATCGAAAACAATTTACATCATCCGACAAATTATCTATACATGGTAAACTAGAAGAGGCTAAAATGAAATTAATCAAATTCGCAAATGATCATCCTGACATCAACAAAAATAAACACCTTTTAGAGAATTACTCTAAGAAGAGTATTAGATTAATGAAGGGATACAACAAAATCATCAAACTATCTATGTTTGAATACGATGATGATTTAATGGATATTCCCGAGAGAAAGGTTGTGACAGTTGATTTAGACAAACTTTCCAAATCGGATAGAAAGTTTATCCAGGATATGGAAAATCTTAATCCAAATCGCAAGATTAGGAATGTGCCTCCTAAAGAATCTGGTATCAAGGGATCCGATATGCCAGAATTTTCTTATTATGTTTCCGAAACTAAAAAACGGGGTGATTCTTTTTACATCATGAATCATCCTGCTCTAGAACCAGGAAAAAGAATACAAACTTCTTCAAAGAAAGAAGTATCAACACAAGAAAAATTTAGTCAACTACTTAGAATATCGCACGAACTAGATAATATTGCCATTGAAATTATAGGGGTATAATTTGCTAATCGTTCTAATAAAATAATTATATTATTATATTAGAATTGTTGTTTATTTTTTGCTACTTTCGAGAGTAGGTCTTAGTAAGGATCTTTTTTCCTTCCAAATGGCGATACCTTCTTCTAAATCCCCATCACTTTCGGAAGATGATTTGGTTACCAATTTCTTCTTTGGTTTCTTATTAAGAATTTTCTTAACTTTTTTGGTGGGAAGATTTATATCTGGTTCATCCTCACTTTCCGTAAGTAATTCAAGCAAAATTTTCCCCTTTGATTTTTTGGTAATATTCTTACTAGAAATGATTTCTTCTGATTCACTACAATTTGTTTGCGCATTGGAACTATTTTCATCAGAATCTGAACTATTAAAGAATACATCTTCATATTCTTCAGTTGATTCATTACCAACGATATTCAATTGTTTTCTTTTCTTAAGTTCATCACAGGTGGAATTAACCGCTTTGGGGTTTTTGGTTGAAAGAGTTCTGTTGGAACGTTCATTTTTTCTCAGAATACTATCTTCATTCTTTTGTTGAGTAGTAAATTTTTTTTTGTTCTTCTCCAAAAATCTGCTAGGTTTCCAATTTTTCCGCAGAGTATCAAATTTTTTGTAGTTGTGTTTAGTAATTTTTCTGCACTTATCCAGAAAATCATCGTGCGACAATTCACCTTTCAAAAAATTACAGTCTCCACAACACACAAAAGAATTATCAATCGTATACCCAATATCATTGTCTTTTCTGTCAATGCCGTTGCGATGATTTTCTGTGTTTCGCCTTCCGCATATATGGCACTTTTTTTGTTTCATGATATTCAAAAAATCCTTTTCTTTTAACTGAAAATTAATTTCGCGTTCTTTTGCGCTATGTTTATATCCAGAAAAACTACAATTAGATTTATAGTCATTAAATATTTCGGGATATGCTTTAGCTTTTGTTGATAAATTATTACAGTGAGTAATATGTGAACACATTAAGATAAATGTTTCCTTATTTAGTGTATTTTTCATCATATTACATTGAGAGCAACATGAGACGGAATTAGTTAGTGTATAATCCAATTTGTTATCAGATCGATCTATCCCATTGAGAATAATTTCGTCTTTTTCCCCACAATAATAACAGTTCTCGGCCATAATTTCTTCGAATTGTTCAAGAGTTAGTAAAAAAATGTAACGACCCACAGCTTGTCTACGATAATACTGAAATGCTACATTAATATCTGTTTTTCTTCGTGATTTCA